GGAAAAGAAAAGAAAATTGTTTATTTCGACATCAATGGTAAGCGTTCATTGAACCTTGACACAAAAGAATTGTTTGAGTTGATTCGTCAACAATGTATACAACATTTCGCAGAACAAGATCGTCTTGATGAGCAGTATCGGATTAAGAAAGCCGGCGGTTGCTTGACGTGCAAGCGTTTGTCTTTTATGTGCGTTTGTCCCAATGTGGAAGAAAAATCCACATCTGGTGATAGGATTCGCATGATTGAAGCCAATGTTGCAGAGTTACCTGCAGAAGAAATTTGCCCTAATAGAACTATGGTGGGGCATATGGGAACTCCTTGTCACTTTCACATTGGAGGCATTTGTTCATATTGTGGACGCGAAGATCCTGATTTGGAAGAAGAACCAAAGGATCCCGAGATGGGAATCGCGATGACTGCCATTAGTACAGTCAGTTCACTAGCTTGGCAATCGATGTTACCTTGGGTAAACCCATTTATAAAGATGAGATGGTTGTGGAACATCGACAACAATGTGATGCGTTGTTTTCATGAGGAAATCGTGGAAGAATTGAGTTATTGGCCTGAATATGTAGGCTGTACTACTTTCACTTTGATTCCACATTCATGGTTGCAGCGTCCAGATGGATCACTCACTTGGTTTGGTAAGAGGAAGGAGAATTTCTTGAGGATGGTAGCTGCTGAAAGGCAGATTTTTCTACCTCTTTCGTATCTTTTCCGAAGAGCTTTGATTTTGGGATTGTTGTCTTTTGTTTTATTGTCTGCTATTGGAGCTACTATGGAATATTTTGGACTCAATCCTCGAGAATATGATCAAGTTGTTTTACGCGCTCACACTTATAGAGAATGGGGTTGGTACTATTTTTACCCTCAGTATTCCCAATTTGTGATGGAGAGACGTGAACTCTATGCTGAGTTTGGAATTTTGACAGAGCGCCATCTAAATTGGAAACGATTTTATTCTGCCATCGTGTGGTTTGAGAAGTTGTTAGGATTGTTGTGTGTTCCATGGAGATTTGAACGCACACGATATGTCCCAGTGTTGATTACGTGCATGTACCAGTGGTGGTTGATGCCAGTTATTTTGAGTTCGCTTATTTCGGTATCCTTGTTCTTTTTTATGTGGTGGAGGCGTGCAATTGGGTATCGCCAACGCTACGAGGATTTACAGCGCAGGACAATGAGTGACCCAAATTTGCAGACTACCATATACGATCGAGCTCGTCGTCATTGCACCGAATATAACAGTCTCGTTCCTACGGCAATTGGTGTGGTTGGTGCGATTGTGACAGGTTTGGTGATTTGGAATCAAATGCGAATGCCAGAGATGGGTTTCAAGAAAGAGAATAGAACTAGTTGGAATGATTGGTTTAATTTTTCTCGAGAAGTGGCTGAACCAGTTGAATCTAAGAACTCGTCATCTGATGAAGCTGCTCACAATGTCAGCAAAGTACTTACTTATGTTGAGGCTGATGTTAACGGTGAAACCAGATGTGTTCATGGTATTTATTTGGAACCTGGTATATTGACAATTCCTCGCCATTTCTTTAAACCTGATCCATACAAACAGGAGTTGGAACCTTATGTTGATTTGAGGCTGGAGACTAATGGAGTTAAGACTAGTGTTAGAGCTTATTCGAAGAATTTGGAGCGCATAGCTGGAAAGGATGCTGTGATTTTATTCGTTCCGAAGGCTCCTAGCATTGGCGTATCCTTGAAGTCTATGTTGCCTCGAAAAACTGGATCCGATTCTATCAAGTGCAGATTATTGTACTTGAAGAAAGAGCCAGGAGGAGATGATAAAAATGTGGCATTAAGGAAAAATTTCAAGATGCTCTCTGAGACACTTAATTGCAAGTATAAACCTCACATTGATTGTGGTGGTTTTGATTGTGGTAGAGGCTTGGAGTACATTTCAAAAGTTACCAAACTTGGCTCATGTGGAGCTGTTTTGATGACAGATCGGAGAGATCCAGTTTTTGCAGGTTTCCATATAGCAGGAGAGAATTATAGTTTGACTTCCAGGAAAGGGTATGCGCAAGAGATCACTTTTGAGGACTATGCGGCAGCGGTAGATAGATTGAAAAATCAACCGCATTATCGCAAGGTCCCGGAGATGAGAGTTCTGCAAACTATCCGCCTAGGTTTGAATCTCGTACCGAATGAGGGACCCCATCCTAAGACTAAAATGTTTGAGGCTGGGGAGATGAATCCTTGTTCTGGGATCGAGGTTATTGGTCATACTACAGATTTACCACGGTATCGTTCGAGAGTTCGTAAGTCGTTGATAAGCGACAAGATTACAGAACACTGTGGGCAACCCTGTATTTGGAAGGCACCTTATATGAAAGAGCCATGGGTTCATCATAACAAGAACTTGAAGAGGATCGCAAAAGGTGCATTTGAAGTGCCTCCTGATTCTTTGAGGTGGGCGAGAGATGATTATTGGAATCAAATTTTGCCACCTTTATTGGAGCATATTGAGAAGCACCCCGATTTGTGTCGAGAGCTTACCTTGGATGAGGCGATTAATGGTGTTCCAGGATCACGGTACATGAAAAGATTTGATATGAGTACTTCAGCTGGGATTCCTAATGGTAGCAAACTTGATAGTGGATTATTTGTCGAGATTGCTCCATATGAGGATGGACGGAAACGATATGAGTTGTCGAGTGAAGCTCAAAATTATTTTGGTGATATGCTCGCAGCTTTTGATCGTGGCGAACGTGTGGGAGTGTATGTGCGTACGTGCCTTAAAGACGAGGTGGTGGAAGAAGATTCTGAAAAGGTTAGAATCTTTTATATACTTGAATGTCTGTTTGGTTTGGCTTGTCGTATGTATTATTTACCAATCGCTGAGTTCATTTCTCGGAATCCACTTGAGAGTGAATGCATGGTAGGGCTTAATTGTGCTGGACCAGAGTGGGAAGCTCTTGTCTCTCACATTACCAAATTAGCTACTGACGCACAGCTAAACGATTGGGATTTTAGCGGTTATGATTTATGCCGCCCTATGGACGTTATGTGCACCTCCTTGAATCTTTATGAATCTGTTGGAGAGCGAATGCGGTATAAAGCGCAATCTCTTCGACGCATGCACGCT